GTTGCAGAAGCAGCCTTGATTCCTGTGCTTGTCAAAGCAATACAAGAGCTGTCTGCACAAAACGCAGCATTAACCGCCCGTATTGAGGCACTAGAATCTTAATAGGAGATAAGCAATGGAAGACCGTACTACAGAACAACTAGCACAAGACTACTCAGCAATGGGTGACAGTGTAGCTCTTATCAACGCGATTATCGCAGGAGACTCTATGGCGGATGAATCTGCCGAAGACCGTCAAGACTGTGTAGATCGTAACACTCAGCACCTTGAGCTTATGGTTGCTAAAGAAGATTGGGGTGATGAAGACATGACCGCAGTCAATGCAGCTATCAGCGCAGGTAATGGCTACACGGCGTCTTAGAAGGAAGCCTTGGTAATGATTGCAGAGCTTGTCGCTTTCAATACTGCTTTTGGAGTAGTCAAGCAGTTCATTGGAAACGGCAAGGACTTGCACGATTGTTTCGGCCAGATAGGCCAGATGGTCAATGCTAAAGAAGATTTAAAGGCTAGGCAGCAAAAGAACAAGAAGTCTTTATTTAGCAGTGACATTGAGGAGTTTATGGCTCTTGAGCAGATAGCAAAGGCAGAGCAAGAGCTGCAAGATTTTATGCTATATCATGGTAGGGCTGGATTGTGGGACGACTTTATTGTGTTTCAGGCTAAAGCCCGAAAGGCGCGATTAGAGGCTAAGAATGCACATGCCCAAAAGATAAACCAGCGGATGCACTACGCAGGTCTTGCAGTTGGATGTATCTTGGTTGCTGTCGGGCTATACGCCTGCTTAACTATCATATTTGCGATTGTGAAGTAGGTTCAACAAATAAACTAGGAGTAGGTATGAGTGAGCAACAAGAGCAGCAACCCGTAATTCTGACCATCGACGATCAGGAGTATGACGTAAATGAACTTGGTAACGATTCCAAAGTGCACTACGTCGAAGTGGTTAACCTGCGTAAACAGATTAGTGATTTGCAGAATCAAATTGCGGCAGCACAGCAACAGGGTATTAACTTGCAGGTTGCATTAGGCTTCCGTGAAAACGCCCTGCGGGAATCAATCCAAGTGGTTGAAGAGCCTGAAGCAGAAGTGGTGAACTAATGGCCGAGACTCATGCCAGCAAAGCGTTAAAGAAGATTGAGATTCATGAGGCTGAGTGCGCCTTGCGGTACGAGTCAATTAAAGAACGGCTAGACTCCGGGTCACAACGCTTTGATAAGTTAGAGCGTATGATCTGGGGTATCTACCCCGTCATGATTGCTTCTTTAATAGCCATCGTTGGCTTGGTAATAGCACAATGAAATTTGACGCAATTAAAGGATTAATCGGTACGTTAGCACCCACTATTGGGAAGGCGCTCGGTGGGCCTTTAGGTGGTGCTGCTGCACAAACAATCGCCAGTGTTCTGGGTTGTAAGTCGGACGAGAAATCAATTACCACTGCAATCCAAGCGGCAACCCCTGAACAGCTTGCAGAGATCAAGAAAGCGGAATTTGATTTTAAAGCGCGGATGAAGGAGCTAGATGTAGATGTTTTCAAACTTGAAACAGACGATATCCAGAATGCTCGAATGGCTTTTAAAGGTGACTGGACGCCAAAATTTATTGCGGTTGCTTGCGTTTTATTCTTCGGAGGTTACATCGCGTTGGTCACGCTACAAGACCCTGCTAATACAGACAACGGCATTGTTAATCTTGTGCTTGGTTATTTGGGTGGCATCGTCTCATCTATCATCAGCTTTTATTACGGGGCTTCACATAAGCACGACGAATGATGCGATTAGTTAATATGCTAAAGCGGCACGAAGGCGTTAGAGATAAGGTCTATATGTGCTCTGCTGGGTACGAAACCATTGGCGTTGGTAGGAATATCAGTGAATCTGGTCTTGGACTTTCTGATGACGAAATAGAATATTTGCTAGTTAATGATATTAGACGCTGCCGAAAAGAGCTAACCCAAGAGTATGAGTGGTTCTCAAGTTTGGACAGCGTGCGCCAAGATGCCATAATCGACTTGTCGTTTAACCTTGGGCAGACCCGATTACGGACGTTTGTTAAGGCTTTAGGCCACATGGCTACAGGTAACTACGAAGAGGCTGGACAAGAGTTTTACCGTAGCCGTTGGGCTGAACAGGTTGGCGACCGCTCGTTGGAAGTCTGCCAAATGATTAGTTCTGGGGAGTACCAACAACGATGAAAACTGTACATGCACCAAAAGCATTAGCTGACGGTAACGTAGAACCTGCCCATGAGATAGAAATACTCTGTGCCGAATGTGGATATGATATAGACGAGAACGAATTAGAAGCAGATACTTGTTCTGATTGCGGTGCTTCTTTAAACTTGAAGCAGAACACTTCTATCCAAGTAACAACCCTACCGCCGGTATTTGGCGAGACAATGTGATGGGTTCCTTATGCCACTACAGAAACTAGCGTTAAAACCGGGGGTTAATCGGGAAAATACTCGTTACACCAGTGAAGGTGGATGGTACGAATCCGACAAAATACGGTTCAGGCAGGGCACACCGGAGAAGATTGGTGGGTGGCAGCGTATATCTGCGGCTACGTTTTTGGGTGTCTGTCGATCCTTGTGGAACTGGGTAACGCTTGGCAGTCAAAACCTAATTGGCGTCGGGACTAACCTTAAGTTCTACATCGAGAATGGCGGTGCCTACAGCGATATTACCCCGTTACGGGCGACAGTTACCCTGACTAACCCGTTTACTACCACTAGTGGATCTCCTACGGTCAGCGTTGTAGACGCTAATGGGGGCTACATATCAGGCGATTTCGTCACTTTTTCAGGTGCATCTGCCGTTGGGGGACTTACTTTAAACGGGGAATACCAGCTTACAATCGACACCACTGCAACAAATACGTACTTTATAACAGCTTCTAGTAACGCTTCTTCTAGTGCTACTGGCGGTGGTACAGTGACCGCAGCTTATCAAATTAACACTGGGGCTGCTTCAGTAACGCCTTTAACAGGTTGGGGTGCTGGGCCTTGGAGTGCGGGTGCATGGGGTGTTGGCGTTCCATCTGATGTCCAAATCCGATTATGGTCACAAGCTAACTTTGGGGAAGATCTTATTTTTGCGCCTCGTGGTGGGGACATATACTTTTGGGATGCTACGGCAGGGCTTACTTCTAGGGGCGTCACATTGGCCTCAATAGCCCCTGTAGGAGCAAACGTACCGAGCGTACAAGACCTTATTTTAGTGTCGGATATTAGCCGTTTTGTGTTCTGTTTTGGTTGTAATGACCTAGCCAGTGCTACTAAAAACCCGATGTTGATCCGCTGGTCAGACCAAGAAAACGCTACTCAGTGGACTCCTGCGGCAACAAACCAAGCAGGTAGCCTACAGTTATCGCGTGGGGCAGAGATTATAGCGGCCAAACAAGCCCGTCAGGAAGTCCTAGTATGGTCTGATTCAGCCCTGTATGCCCTCCAGTACGTCGGTGCTCCAGTGGTATGGGGGGCACAACTAGTCGGTGAAAACATCTCTATAGCATCTCAAAACGCCGTAGCATACGCCAATGGTGTTGCCTTCTGGATGGGTATTGACAAGTTCTATATGTACGACGGGCGCACGCAACCACTGCCCTGTAACCTCCGAAAGTTTGTATTTAACGATTTTAACACCGCCCAGTATCGCCAAGTGTTTTCGGGCACTGTAGAGGCATACCATGAAGTTTGGTGGTTTTACTGCTCGGCTGAGTCCGATACTGCTGATCGGTATGTTGTGTATAACTATCTGGATAACATTTGGTACTATGGCACGATGGATCGCACTGCATGGTTGGATTCGGGTTTGCGAGACTACCCACTAGCTGCAACTTATAGCAACAATCTCGTGAATCAGGAAGAAGGCGTTGATGATAACGAATTAGGAGCAAGCACGCCTATACACGCGTATGCTTCTACCGCTGAGTTCGATCTAGATGACGGACATCAATTCAACTTCATTTGGCGCGTACTTCCTGATATCACGTTTGACGGATCTACAATAGAAAGCCCGAGCGCCGTTATGACGTTATTGCCCATGCAGAACTCTGGCTCTGGGTACAATTCACCTGCGTCAGTGGGTGGCTCAAACAACGGTACAATTACCCGATCCGCTGTGCTACCGATAGAGAAGTTTACAGAGCAACTTAATACTCGGGTACGTGGGCGACAGATGACCATGAAGATAGAATCTACGGAAGCAGGTGTTACGTGGCAGTTGGGGTCTCCGAGGTTGGATATGCGGCCTGATGGGAGACGGTAGTGGCTGGCGATAACACAGTATACAATGTTCCGTTCCGTGCCCCAGCTCTGCCGTATGCGCCTCAAGTGTACAACCAAGAGTCGTTTGAGCAGTTCAACAACGTACTACGGATATACTTTAACCAACTAGACAACGCGCTGAGAAACGCTATGGCAGTCCAAGAACCATACGAACTACAAGTCTCAAAAGGCCAGATCGCTGGTGCTACGGCGCTGTATAAGTTTGGGTACAACCCCGATATTAACGGCACTGAAGAGACGGTATGGTCGCAAGGGGGCAACGTAACATGGCCTGCAGCAGCCTTTACTGCGTTTATTAGCAGCTCTAGCACGGCAGATGCAAGCGGTAGTACTGGGGCAAAGACGGTAACCATAGAAGGGTTAGACGAGAACTACGCTGTGCAAACCGTTACTGTCAACATGAATGGGCAGACTCAGGTACAGATTGGCGATGCTTCAGGTTGGTTACGCATAAATCGTGCTTTTGTTGCAACTGCTGGATCAGGCGGCACTGCTGCTGGTACCGTCTATATCGCTGCTAGTGGGGTTAGTTCTGGTGTTCCAACGGGCACTATCTATGCGAGCATCACAGATGGTAACCAAACGCAGATGGCGGTATACACTGTCCCTGCTGCCCATACGCTATATGTTGACGACTTGATCTTTACCGCCGCCATATCACAGGCCAACAACTACGCTACAGTTAAACTCGACACTAGGGAATTTGGGTCAAACGTATTCAGAACAAAGTTTATTAACGTGTTGCAGAGTAACGAGCTAGTGATTGATTTTGAGTTTCCCTTAGCGTTACCCGAGAAAACAGATATCGAGTGCCGTGCTGTAACCAGCAACACAAACAACCAGATCGGCGCTTCATTTCAGGGGGTGCTAATAGCAAACTGATATGTCTATATCTCTTGGAAATGTTTTTGACGCCGGTAATATAATCTTATGGCCTGATTACGACGCTGACGGTGACGGCTACCTTAGCCCTAGTGAGTACGACGCGTACATATCTGCTGGAGGATTTGATATTGACACTATCCCCAGAATCACTCAGGAAGATCTTGACGCTATAGAAACAGAAACATCAGGCACATCAGAAGA